GGTAATCAACTAAGAAGGGTTGAATAGGCCAAACACCAGCAGCTTTAGCTATTAGTTGCTGTTCAAGAGTCCACACTCCGCTGGCTGCGGATGTTGTCGTAGTCGGTGGAGTAGCGGATATGATCCCGCCCTTGTATCGCATGGACATGGGATACCCCTATCAGGAATTCAATTCTTCCCACGAGCAAGTGATAACAATGTCGTTAGCCACCCCAGCAATAGCTCCAATCGACTTGTCTTCCAAGAGATAGAAGCTGGTGGTTTTATCCGTAACGATCAAAGTAGCATCAGCCGGGACAGAGATAGTCGAAGCAATAGCCGTTGCCGTACCACCCAGAGCCGCCGCGCTATACAGGTTGACAGTAATATCAACAGCGTTGGTGCCGTCTACGTTAGCAGCAATCAGCGAGTTTATTTTGTACACCTTACCGCTAGATGCAGCGTTTGAAACGATACTAGTCGCGCTCGTGCTAGTCAGCAAAGTGGTGCTGGTATTGCCGTAGATTGCCGCTACGTTAACTATGTTTGGGTTAGCCATTGGTTAGCTCCTAGAATCCGAAAATCATCGCCATCGCAATGGCTTTGCCTGTTGATACACCTGCGCTTCCATATTGTAATGCAGTGCCGCCAGAATTAACTATTAGAGCTTGTCCAGCCGTTCCCAGTGTGGTCAATCCAGTACCGCCGTTGGCAATAGCTAGAGTACCTGTTACCTGGGTCGCAAGGTTGATACTGGTCGCAATCGCTGCGGAATCCTGCCAGCCAGTGCCGTTGTAAATCCGTGTCGAATTAGTGGTGGTGTTGAAATACATCGCACCCGTGACAAGCGGATTCCCATCATTGTCTACAGAAGGATCGCTCGCTTTCGCACCCAGATAACGGTCATCAAACAGGTCGTAACTAGCCGCAGCATTACTTGCACTGGTAGCCGCAGCACTTGCCGAGTTTGAAGCATTGGTTGCGCTTGTAGACGCCGCAGTAGCGTAGTTCGAGGCATTGGTAGCTTGAGTCGATGCAGTCGCAGCAGAGGCAGCAGCGTTACTCGCTTGAGTCGTGGCAGTGGATGCAGAAGCCGCAGCGTTGGTTGCAGATGTAGAAGCAGCACTAGCAGAGGCAGCAGCAGCAGTAGCACTAGCAGCCGCAGCAGCAGAACTACCTACCCACCATGACGGAGAGCTTGCCGGGACATTACCCGTATTAGAATTTTGGAGAGACGTATACAAAACGCCGTCAGTTCCCACTACGTTAGCATTGATCGCATAGGTAGCAGACGAATTCCAAGACAACTGGATCGGAACCCAGAAACTCGGTGCGCTTAGGGGATTCTGGTTTAGGTTTGAATTCTGAAGAGACTGGTAAACAATGGTTAGATAAGTTACTACCGAGCCAAGTTTATAAGTAGTCCCGGCATTCCACTCTACCGAATATAGGAACGTCCACGAACCCGTCGTAGATACAGGATTGTTATTAACGTTACCGTTGATTAACGATACATAAAACTGACCATCCGAACCCTGCACCACATCGTTAGCGTTGTAATCCTTAGATGCGATCCAAGCGTTACCAAATGTCGAAGCAGTATCACCTACAGGATCGCGTACCAGAACTTGAGTGTCGTCTGACTTCGTGAGGATAGCTTTCGCCACACCATCAAAGAAGATGTTGGGCTGACGACCAGCGGCAGTGAGGATTACCGGGTTGGCGTTGGCAATGTTATAGTTAATGTCGGCATAAGTATTCTTAGGAGTCGTGGTTCCCGTCTCGTAAAAGTAGACCTTGCCATTGACTAGCGGATTGCCAGCATCGTCAAAGTATTGTGTATCCAGCGAACCGAAGCGAGCCAAGGTTATTCCTCCCGATTGTCGAACAGATAGTCAGTCAGGCCCACTGTCAGAATGCGGTTCCTGATATTGGTTGGCAGGGTTTCTGTCCATGCCCTAAATGCAGGGCTTCTCTGAATAGCATTCTGCGCTTGCTCAGTTGGCTGACCCTGTGCGCCTCGAACCATGATTCTGCGGAAGTCAGGGCTTGCCATTAGATCAGAAGCCGCCTTGATTACATCCGGGCCAGCATACGAAAACACTCCAGATATTCTACTACCTGCGACCGGAATCATGGGCAGTATTTTAGCAAGAAAACCATTATCTGAGCCAAAATCACCCATTGCTTTAACGATACCTGTTTTCGGAACGGTAGCAGTTGCAGACGAATACTGCTTTGAAATTGTGGCAAGGTTGTTCAGGAAAGTCTCTGCGCCTTCAGGCATATTTTGGATCAAAGCGTTTTTAGAAGTTGGCGACCTTGATAGCTTCTCCCACCAAGACGAAAATCCTCCCATGTTTAACTGCGTCTGGTTCCTAGCGCCACGGGTGAAAATGTTGTCCATTGCCGAGACAACAGCGGAAGATCGGTACTCTTCAGGAATCCCGCTAATCACTTGCTCGAAACTTCTGACATTGCCATCAAGCAAGCCATTGATTGCGCCCCTAACCTGCGGGATGAGTGGTCGAGTAAATTCTCTTCCCAGCAGATTGGTGGCGGTATCTTCAAGGTTCTTCCTTTGGCTAACTAAAGCTTTCCCTGCGTCCCACTGAGCCTTAACTTGAGGAGATGCGATAGTTTCAATGGCTGATCCTTGCGCGTCCGATAGTACGTTATAAAGCCCTTTGAGGCTGAACGTAGTAGTGTCCCCAAACGCATTACCACGAAGCGCAGCACCGTATCGCTCACCAACTTCCTGACGCAACTGATCCAGCCGAGCATAGGTGATGCCGCCTCTGGAGCCAACTTCTCGGAGAATCCTAGACTCTAAGCTATCCAGCTTGCTGATGCCTCCAAGGTCTCTCGCTCGTGAAACCAAGTATCTTCTTGCATCTACCGGACGAACTCTGGTTCTAGCTGGAACGGCTTGCCGCAATCCATCGTAAATCAAATCTGACTGAACTCGCAGATCATCAAGCGTTGAATTGAAATTATTAACGACATTTTCATTCAGTGATGCCAAGTCCCTTGTCCCGCCAAATTGGGAGATAAATTCATCGGCTTTCTGTGATACAGCAAGGAGCGCAGCCTTTTCACCTTCTGCCATTGCAGAGCCGGGAATGTTGGCAACAGCTTGCTCAACCTGAACGTATTGCGGATTGCGAGAGTAAACCCGCATAGGAAGAACTTCCTGCAAGCCCATCTGCTCGGCAGCTCTAACGACATTAGGGTCAGGGCGAACAATAGATGCCAAACTTTCAGCTTGCTGTGCTGGAGGAGCTTGCGTTGATACCGTCCTAGCAATAGTACCAGCAGTTTGACCAACGTCTTGAGGAACACCTTGCTCCCTAGCAGTGCTTGAAACCTGCCCCGCCCTTCTGGATTGATTCCAGAGAGTGACAAGATCGGTGCCAGCGGAGAATGCTCCAGCATACATGGGTTCTTCAATATTGAACTCACCACCAAGACCACGCTGACCAGCTTCAATGCCAGATTGAATACCAGCCTCTACTGCAGCCCTGCCGCCCATTGTTGCAGCCCGTCCAGCAGGCAAAGCAGCGGCAATAGTTGCTGTCAGGCTTGATATATCGTTGATTGAAACTCCGGGCTTGTCAATGACAAACGATTTCTGAGTTGTAGGACTGTATATGTAGTAAGCGCCTTGATCCTTATCTCGCTGAACAATGATTTCGGGATCGGCTCGCTTCAACATTGCGGCCATTTCCTGATCGCCAATGGTCAGCGGCTGCATAACGCCTAGTGCGGTTCGCGTTGCCATGTTGGCACCCGGAACAGCCTCGCTCATACTGTAAGGTCTTAGCTCTTGAGCAGAAGCCAAAGCCTGTTCAGGAATTATTCTGCGCAGTTTCGGCATTCCGGTAACTACTTTCTCCGGTTGTGCGGCAGGCCCAATCTGAGGAGTTTGGACAGCAAACTGTGCTTGTTGCGGACGCTGAGACATAATCAAAGCGTTGAACTGCTGGCTTGCTGGCGTTTCAGAGATAGTACCTAAAGGCGGTCGTGATTCTGCCGATAGCTGTGACATTGGGCCTGAATATGTTATGCGGCGAAGTCGTGCCATGTGTTACTCCGGGTCAACATTAAACGCATCAATAACCCGACCATCCGGGCCAACGATATTCACCTCTGCCCCTACGGGAACTTGGTTTGCCTGAACAGCTTGTTCGGCCTCTTGTATAGTCCTGAATGTGTACACTCCTTGTGCCGTGGTCTGGCCTAGTGGCGCACCAAGTGATTGCTGAATCCCACGCACCGATTTCATTAGCTGGCTATTTTCAGGCAGGTAGGAAGCAATAAACTGTGGCGACAAACGATATTGGGCAGCAATGTTTTTCTGATCTTCAAACCGAGCCAACACCGAAGGAAGAGACGATGCAGTAACACTTCGAGCAACGCCAAGCAAAGTCTGTGGGTTGAATGTCTGCGGATTCAATGGGTCTACAATTTGCAGCATTTTGTCCATGTCAACGCCATTCCCCTGCAAGAGACTAAACAGAACGGATATTTCATTTTCTGCCCCAGAGTACCTGCGCACATCTGACTCGTTGACAGCTTCCGGCGAAACAAGTCTAGCCACATTCATAAGCGCGGCATTGATTGCAGCTCTATTGCCAGCCTGCATTTCAGGCAGCAGCGAATTAATCTTGTCGTAGGCTGAAGTGATTGTACTTAATTGCTTGTTGATATCTGTCACATTTGTGCGAATAAAGCTGCGAGCATCACTTACCTCGGCCGCCATTGAATCGTCAGGTTTTGCAGCCTGAGTAAATCCCCGTGGGCGTTGAGCAATTAGATTCCCTTCAGCATCAAGGGTGATAATCTGACCGTCCACAACAGACGATCCCGGTATAATTTCTGGCTGCTGCCTCTGCAACAAGCCTCTGTCATACATCGCAGAAACGCCTTGAGCCAACTGTGACGTAAGCATACTCCCTGCCATCGCATCACCGGCAGCAGCTCTGCGAGCCATATTCACAAACATGGGAGTCATGTCGTTTTTAAGAGAACCGCCTAGCTGCTGGTCAATTTTCATCCGGTCTTCACCTAGAGCTATAAGGCCTTCCCAGTCTCCACGAGCCGCCATTTTCAAACCAGCATCCAAATCTTGAGCAGTAGCCTGTTGGCGAGCCTGCATCATCTCAACGTTCTGCATACGCGCTTGTTGCGCCCTTTGCGCCTGCTGGGCTTCGTACTCTTGCTGGCGCATCCTGTCTTGCTGTTCCTGCGCCATCTGCTGGCGAAACTGCGGAACCTGATTAGAGACTGCGGCACCGAGACCGCGAAGCAGTAAACCGATATCTTGGGCCATGTTTATTCCTACCCGTAAAGTTTTGCGAAATACTGCTGGAATGAGTTGTTTGTAGGCTGCATCGTTGGGCCTCGACCTTGCATGAAGCCATAGTCACTTACTGGTGCAGTCTTGGACATATTGGACGGAGCAGTACCCTTCCCGCCACCACCAGCCAGATCATAACCCAGCGCACCAGCTTGAAGAGCATTACCAAACGCCTGACTATAGTTGTAAGGCTGCTGCTGCATGAACGGCTGACCACTCAAAGCTGCTGCTGTGTTGATACCATAGTTCTGCTGCGCGTTAGCTTCATCTGCTGCTGCTTGCTGTTGTGCTGCAATCTGTTGGTTGATTGCGTTCTGAGACAGATTCAAACCAGCAGTTCCGTACTGATTCAAGAGGTTAGCAACGCTAGCCCCTTGCGCATTCGCAAGATCAGCAATACCTGTTGTTGCACCGCTAATCTGAGCCGCCAGCAATTCACCTGCTCTCGCTCTTTGGTTGGCAACGTTCTGTGCAGCTTGAGCTTGAAGGTTAGCAATGCTGCTACCAGTGGAAGTCGCAAGGTTAGAAAGGTTAGCACCATACTGGCTTCTCTCGCCTGCCAATCCCTGACGCTGACCTGCAATGTTCTGGGCAGTACCTGTACCGAGGTTGGACAAGTTAGTACCCATTCCCGTAAGAATGTTGGCGCCAGAACCTGCTGCCTGCAAACCCTGTCCAGATAGCCCAGAAAGATTCTGTATCTGCTGCTGTAAGCCCTGACCAGCCAGACCCTGACCGAAGCGGACAAGTTCCTGCTGTACTCGACCACCACCTAAGCCGCCAGTTGCAGCAGCACCCGATAGAGTAGACCTTTCACCCTGCTCACGAAGAAATTGTACATACGGGCTTTCCTGATACGCTGCATTAAACGCATCCTGACCGAGCGCACCAGACAGCGCCAATTGCTGCTGGAGAGCCGTCGTCCCAGCCTGCTGGTAAGGGGTGAACAGTTGCCCTGCTTGCCCGTAGGTGCGTTCTATGTCTCCACGCGCTACTTGTCCTGCCGATCTAAGATCATCGACATTCAAGCCATAGAGTTTAGCCACTTCCTCCATCGACGCCGACAGATCGCCCCTAGCCTTGGTCTCGGAGCCTTGAAGCGTTCCCGTTGCACTTGCTAGGCCAGACGTAAGAGCCTGCTCAAACCCAGCCTGACCTGTTGGGATATTCTCAGCACCAGCCTGAACAGCACTGCCAAGTCGCGCCTGAATCGTGCCAACATCCACGCCAGTAGCTTGAGAAAGCTGAAGTGGAGTCACGCCATATTCAGTCATCATGGCAGCAATTTGCTGGTCAGACTGATTGGGATTCGCTGCTATGAACGCCCTGATCTGATCCTGACTAACCTGTCCCTTTTGTGCATTCTGTTCTGATACCCGACCGGTGAGAGCTTGAGCTTGCGCCAAATCCATCCCACCAAGACCGGATAATTCTTCAGCAGATACACCGAGATTCCTAGCCACAATCGCCCGGTTGATATCGTTAATGTCCGACCTGTTACCAGTGATGTTTTGATACTGCGCTACCTGAATCGAAGCGGGAGCATTAGGAAGTCTGGTGTTACCCATCGCCAGAGCAACCGTTTTAGGGGCAACTCCGTATTGATCCATTGCGCTTTGAATCTGAGCCTGACTTGCATTTGGATTCTGCTGAAACCATGCCCTGATCTGACTCATCTGGTTATCAATGGGCTGGGCAGTAAAGTCAGTAGCCTGTTGGGTAGCAGCCGGAGCCTGACTCAATTCATCTGTGCGCTTTATGCTTGCAGCTTGAGCCAGTGCATCAAACGTAGGATAAGCACCGGACTCCAGAAGTTTGTTGGCTTCAGCGACTTGTATGCTTGGATTCAATCCGTTGGCAGTAGCCCACCCCCGAACGATCTTCTCCTGCTGCTGATTCAGAACAGCCATGTGATTACCTCATCGCCTGAGCAGTCGGGAAGGGGGAGTAGGTCACATCACCCTGCGGCAACTGAGCCTGTCCGAAAATACCTGCGAGCATATTGGGATCGTAGTTAATCGTCTGCGGCTGAAGCTGGCTGTAATCAATCTTGCCACCGAGAATTGCGGCCCTCTGCATGGGAAGACCGGCAAGCATCATTCTCTGAGCTGCGAGATTACCCTGCTGCTGTAGGTTAGCAGTCGGCCCGTACAACTGACCAATCATGCCGAGACCTTGCTGCATTCCCTGCTGACGCATTTGGGAACCCATGCCGAGAGCTTCACGGCGTACATTCTGGGACGCTTCAAAGGCAGGACGAAGCGCCTCAAGCCCTGCCTGTGTTCGAGCCGCAGAAACTTCGTTAGCCTGATTTACCGCCTTACCCTGCGCGCGTCGATCCATTGCGCTACCAGCAAGAGATGCAGCAGCACCAGCAGCCGCAGCCTTTCCAGCACTCATGCCAGCAATGGCTTTGCCAGCACCCAAAACAGCAGCACTAATACCCATGTTCCCACCTCTCTCCGACCTTGCGGAATTGCAGAAATTCTAACATTTTTCCAAGAGCTTTTCTCTGATCCGGTGCAGTAGTCCACACCTTTGAAAAGCCCTGACCATGCAACCATTCAAGCCCTTGCTTCATTGTTTCGCGGACTGCGCCACGATCTCGAAACTTACACGCTACATGAATCTCTAGCTCGGTGCCTTCTGGCTTTGCGACAACCAAAAGTTTTTCATCCATTATCATCGTGATCCAGTCTAACCCAATCCCTTGTGGGTCAATGTTGAGTAACTTGATAACAGACGGGTCTCGGAGATACTCCAAAGCCTCATCGTCATCACACGCTCTTACACTAATTTCCATCCTTGTGTCACACCCCCGCCGATATCTGGAAGCATCTTCCTGTACTCAATCGAACCAGCAGCACCGGCAGAATTGATGTATAGACTGTATTGTCTGGCAGTGACTACGCCTTCTGGAGACCCTGTTCCTATGATCGGAATACTCAATGAAGCGTCCAGAGTCCATGTTCTAAACTGCTGCGACATAGTGCCGTTTTCTTCAACGATAGCATTGGCAGCGTTGAGTCTAGGGCCGGTCATTTCGTCCCCGGAAGAATGTCTGCGTTCAACTGGATAATGACAGGTTTGACAGGGTCGGACAGGGTGAATCTAAACACCTCGAACCTTGCGGCCCGACCATTCCTGCGCCAGATTGCCCTACGGTTGTACTGACCAATCCTTCCTAGTTCTCGCGTTCTCTGATCCGACCACGTTTTACCATCCACACTTCTATCCATTGCGATCAGCGGATTAACAGATTCCGCATTACCCACGCCCGACTCAACGGTCAATTCAATGGATGGAACGAATATGGACTGAGTGTTGTTCTGGAAGGGTTGAGTAGCAACGGTCCGAATGATATTCCCACTGTATTCAGTGAACAGATCAGGATTCAGTTTACCTATCCTTCCATCAATCAGATCACCGCAGAAGATATGGTTATAAGCTTGAGTCAGTCCTGAAACCCTGTAACCTACCTGCTCGCCTTCAATATAGGACTTTCTCTCATGCCAGCGTTTTGAGGCATGGTCATAAACCAGAGTCGAATTAGGTAGCGCAAAAGCTACAAAGTAAGATCCATTCTGTGAGTATGTCCACGAATAGACATTTGCCAACTGATCGTTAGTCAGTGCCTTGAGAATGAAATCAATGGCTACAGTGGATATCTTTTGAGTCGAGTTACCAGCAAACGCCCAAATGGATGGAGACTCATTCTGTCCACCACCCACCCACATAAACGTATCTTGAGTGTTGATTAGTGAGTAGGGCGAGAACACACCTTTATCCAAGAACAATCCCGATCTCTGGAATGGGAACTCACTTCCGCCAATATTCTGGAAAGCCTCGAAGGTCTGGCTACCTGAGATGAACAACTGGTTCTTGAATACAATCGGAGCAACGATGTTATCAGGGTCGGATTCAGCCGTGCCGTAGTCCAATGCATTCCAGCTAAGACCGTCATTAATTGCTGAAACTATGAACTTCTTCGTGTCAGTCGTGACAACAAAATAGCCATCGATGAAAACCACAAACTGCGGATTGCCGTTAGCAGTAAAGTCTAAGTCTGTAATCTGAGAGAACGTGTCAGTTACATGATTGTAGATGTACCCATTACCGCCAGGCACAAGGACTAACATTTGGGTGCCGTTATCAGCCATCGAGCAACGTGCAGTACCAGCTACCGTCCCCAGTTCTACCAGATCATAAATCTCCGTAGGGATAACTTGGGTCTGGTCTAATTGGTAAAGTTTAGTACCGTTCACAAAGTAGGCCACACCAGCCATCGTGTGAGCGCCCCTGTTCGACTGTAGGATAGTCCCTGATGTCTCTACCTGCTCAATCCCCGGCGTTCCCCTGAGCGTTTCTGGAGCCAGTGAAGGGGCGCTCTCAACCACGGTATACCAGTTCGTACACTCCTGAGCCGAGATAGGCAGGGAGTTACTGACATAGAACCCGTTAGTGATTGGCAGGGAGACAATCGGCATTAGAGTACACTCAGAACAGCGTTAACAGCGATCACGCCGTCAGTGGTAGATCCGTTCTGCACGAATATCTCAAGGTAATCATTTTGATTCAACGTACCACTAAAGAATGTTGCTATCGCCCTCAGCCCACCAGCAGATACAGTCTCGGTCATCTTAGTGGAGACAACCGTGCCATTCTTCGCAATATAGACAGAGATAGCATGGTTAGTGCCAGATGATACGTTAAGAGTAACAAGCGCGTTAGCAATATGCCTTGACGGTTGACCTGTAAATGTAATCCTGCCGCTTGTATTAGCTGTAAATCCTGCCGACACATCACCGACAACAAATGTACCAGCGGCCTTAACCGGAGTCGCTGTTGACGCAATCGTGGTCGCAGTGGAGTTGCCAACCATCGTTACTGTGGCATACGTTGCAGCTTCTGTAGAACTGATCTCAATCGTGTCTCCCACCGTGGTACATGAAATCCCCGTACCGCCAACCAATGAGACAAATGTCGGACTGGCCGAAGCAATGTCCTGCATCAAAGGCTCGCCAGTAGTGTTGACAGTGAAGTTGTGGGCTATCGTGATTCCATTCTCAGGGGAGACGTTAGTAACAATACCAGACCCGTCTTCGATGTTTCGGATCAAGTTAACAGTACCCTGAATGTCCAGAACCGGAGTACCAGTCGATGCACCATCCTGAGCAATGGAACCCGTTACACCGAGTCCACCGAGGAAATTGTCATAACTGATCTTGTAGTTGTAGCCGTTCGCAAAGAACCCCAGAAACGAGCCTGAGATTATCGAAGTCTGCGCGGTGA